AACGCAATCAAGTTCTTAATTTGCTTTTTGCTACGGTGGCTATAACCCTCTTTAAGCTGTTCATCTGCCTTGCCGCTAGCCAACTCTTCAAGCTCTGCTAAATCCCTGCTGTAGAGGGTTTTAATGATTCTAGCATGTGCAGCTTTGACTTCTTTACCTTTGAGCAAGTTAAGCATCTTAAACGCTTTGGGATCAAAGTTTTCAGGATCTACTTGAAAGCCTTCAATAGCATCTTCAATTTCTTCAGTCATTCGTAGTGCGGCTTCTTTAACACGCTCTTGAATAGAAGGCGTATACACCGCAGGCTTTGCAGCTTCCAATGCCTTAGCTTCAACTTCGTCAATGTCATCCTTACCAGCAGAAATAACTTTAACAATTTCAGCTCGCAACCATACGGCCGAGTCACGTCCTTGATTAAAATCAGCACGTTGAGGAGTCATACCACGATTCAAACAGCAGGCAACTGCGCCCATTGTTGTACCAACACGAGCATCTCTAACTTTTTTGAACGCTGTAATGTCTGCTTTGGTACAGCCAACAGTTTCCATCCATTTTGCTACCGCAGGTTTGTAAGTTTTAATGTCGCTTTCCAAACGGTAATAGTCCATAGCACGTTTGAAGAAACGATGGAATGTGTCTGCGTCCCAAGTTTCACAACCTTCCCAAACTGGGCTATGATCCTTAACCGCACGAGTACGGTGCGCAGTTACTTGTGCTTTGGTAATACGAGATTTTTTTGCTGGTGCTTTAGTAGCCATTTCTGCTCCTGTTTATTAAACAATATACATATTATAGCACCAGCCGGTGCTTATGTCAAGTTCTTGCATTCGGTGTATAATTCAATCATTTCGGGAAATGTAGCCAAAAAGTTTGTATTTCTACGCTTATCGTGCTCATCAAAAAACAAAGCAAAATCTTTCATATAAGTTTTTTCTCTATCTTCTTCGAGCAAATATTGAATCCTATCTAATTTGTCAGCTTCCCATCCCTGGAATCCAATCCCACTACAATGGTTGTCTCTCATAAATTTAACTTGTTTAATCAATTGTTCTTTATATGACATTGGCAATATTCTAACACTCATCCATTTTGGGTTATCCAAATATGGAATATCTAAACTAATTGAACGATCCGCATTATGATGTTTCAATTTCATAATCAATACATCTTTTAAAAATTCCATGTAAGATGTAATTGACAAAGCATTATATGTTGACATGATACTAAAATTTGCTGTAGGTACTGCTTCTAAAAATTTATGACAATTATCAAGCCATATATCGTAATCCATACCGTGTCTGATATACTCTGCTTTAGCACCGTATGCTTCGGCACTGGTGAACAGTGTAAACTTTTTGACACAGTTATTATCTTGAATTATTTTAATTTTTTCGATAAATTTATCAAATAGTTTATCGGGCAATACACAATTACTGTTGATAGCAAGTTCTAATTTAGGGTTTGGATTTTCAATAATGTAGTCTAATACTTTAAAAGTATCTTTACTCATTAACGGTTCGCCACCTGTAATACGGAAAGTATGCAACGTATTATAAATGTCAGGCCACCACTTCCAGAATGCTTCAACATATGGGTTGTATTCCTTAACCGGAATTGGCATTTTGTCTTGATGCTTAGTGTGCTCTAAATTATTATATTGAAGGGTAGTTGGGTATCCGCCAAACTTTTCAATTTCTTCCATCCATTTACTTGAAATATGAGGGCTACAATACGAGCATTTAAAATTACACGCATGACTAAAACTAACTTCTAAGTAAGTCGGTTTGATGTTTTGTTCCCAGCCAGCATACATTACATTAAAGTATTGAGCCCTACCTGCCCAATCATCAGTGCTTTTGTAAATTCTATCACTATATACTTCTGCGTCTACAGGAGCATTGTCTTCAACGTTCCAACAAAAATGGCATTCTTCCGGCCTACTGCCGGTCATCATCATCTTACGTTGTTCTTTTTTAAACTTAGTATTATGAAGCGCACTTGGATCTTCTTGTATTTCTTCTAAAGGAATCTTATGAGTATTAGGATGATGGCAACTATGCGTATGGCCGTTTTGTAAATGCAAAGTGACTTGGAGCCACTTTGCTAGACACATCCCAGGCCCTGTTCGATCTAATATCGTTTTAGCTTCTTTGAGCCATATTGTTTTATCAGTCATCGTGTACTTATGTCCACAAGCTCTGTCTAATTTTAATAAGACGAATCATCATAGCTTCATCTTCTGCCTCGTAAGCCGCTTCGATTTTTTGAAGTAACTTGTGAGCTTTATCGCTGGCCTTTTTAATTACCGGATCTTTATCACTGCTAAAACTTAAACGTCCGCCATTAGCAATGCGACTTGCTTCACATGCCGCTGTCCAGCCACTTGCTTCATATGCGTCAGGACGATTACGATAGGTAACAGTCCACCAAGTATATAGCTCTATAATTTCTTTAGCACTCTTAGCTTGGTAAGTTGATTCTGCTTTGTGCTTTTCGCCGTCTTCTAAAAACTCTTCGTTAGTTAGTGTTTCAGCCCACCGTAAGTACTCTAGTCCAGCTTCTGGACAGCGCCAAGTACGCCAACGTAACCACCCCTTGCGCCACCATGGAGTTTCAAATTTAGTCTTAGCGTCATCGCTCCAAATACAGTGATGCCACGCTTGTTCTATTTCCACAAAGTCCACAAGCTCATTGAACATACAAGGAAGAAAGCGATTGCCAACGTCACTCCAGTTACCCGGTTGTATGTCTCGAGGATGGGCTGTAAGAGCATGGCTGTGACTAACCCAGCGATTGTTAATATAATAGCGTATGTCATTTAGTTTGTCCGGAACATAATAAACAAATTTTTGAAGGTGGTCCAGCCCTTCTTCAGCAATCCACCAACGAACAGGATGTGCGGCTTTAGCCTTGTCTTCCCATTCGTGCCATTCTTCGCTAGTGCCGCACTTGAGTTTGGGCGTACCGCGAAGCCAGTCGGCAAATTTTCCAATAGTCCAATAATGACTGCGCATTTTTATTCCTTAATTATTTTCGTTCGCCAAACAACTGTAACAAGTTTAAGAACAAGTTGATAAAGTCCATATACAGCGTCAACGCACCTGTTACTTCCACAGCTGGGCTAGTGTCAACACTGACAGCTTCACGAATCTGTTGTGTGTCATACGCAGTTAAGCCAAGGAAGATAATGATTGCTAACGCACTAATTACCATCTGTAATACTGTTGAGCCAATAAAGATATTAACAATGCTGGCAATGATGATGGCAATTAAACCAACAAACATCATTTGACCCATCGAGCTTAGATCTTTTTTGGTAAAATAACCATACACACTCATTACACTAAACAAGATTGCCGCTCCCATGAACGCACTAACAATACTGCCCATATTGAACACAGCAAATATCATAGAAAAACTCAAGCCCATGAGTGCCGCAAATCCATGTAGGCATAACTGTGCTACACCTTTACTAGGGTTATTACCCAACACATAACTGACACCAAAAATGGCCGCCAGCGGAGCAAAAATCACAATCCACTTTAGTACACCTGTAAAAAAGAATTGTATCAACTCTGGACTAGTACCTACAAAGTAACTGACAAACATTGACACAACTACAGCCAGGCTCATATGTCCATAAACACGACCCATTGCTGAATTAATTTCACTAGCACTGCGGTAACTCAGTACACCGCCACCTGTATAATTTGAACCAAACATATCATTCTCCTTTTTAAACAAACGGTTTGAGATCGGGCGATACCCAGCCCACGGGTTTTAACACTTTACCATCTTCACGTTTACGCACTTTACCATCTTCACCAATTTTAGCAAAGTTTGTACTCATTACTTCTTTCCAAGCACCCTCGGCATCACTGCCCATGCTATGAATAGCGCCAATAGTAACCACTAGGATGTCAATAAGTGCATCGAGTGTTTCTACTTGGTCGTGGGCTCTAATGGCATCAGCAAGTTCATTTGCTTCTTCTTCAATCAATGTAACGTACAAATTAAATTGATCTTCATCAAACTCACCACCGACTGTTTGGTCGCAGGCTTTCATAAATTTTGCTTGATCGCGAAACGGATTCGTCATATATTAATTCCTTTAAATTCTGTTGTTCTATCGTTAGCCGGTTCTGTTATATCTTCATCTTCTTTACACGGAATAGGTTTGCCGTTTCGATTGAGCAATACGGTACCCCATCGGTATCCGTCTTCGTCAAATTCAACAAAAACATTTCCGTAAGCACAGAATGTTCTAGTATGTGTCGTGCGTGGAGTGTGTTTATTAACCAGGGTTAATATTAAGGTAATACCCACTACCCATAGTATAAAAATGTAACGAATAACCGGGCTCACATTAATGTTTCCAAATTAAATTTTCTCTCCTGCCACAAAGCCACGAAAGCCTTTGAAACGTGGAAAGCGCAAACTATACGTGCTGTCTTGATTTTGTGTTACGGCGTCAGCACGAACCTCAACAATATTTCCGATAAGAGTATCACGACCGCTCCAGTAAGTATCACGATTACTATCGGTAAAGCCACTTCCAACATTGACTCTGATTTGTCGTCCATCATCTTCTCCTTCGCACACTAGCGCACCAAGTTTACCTACATTTTTACCTGTACCTTCTTCTACTGCTACCACTGCTAGACTAACTTCGATGAATGGTTTTAACTTCAACCATGCTACACTACGTTTACATTCATATTTGGCACTGGGTTCTTTAATCATAATACCTTCGTACCCGCCAGCCACTGCCTTGGCATTAATCTCTTTAAAACGTTTTTGACCTTCTTCTGTATCCAAATCAACAAGCTCATTGGACAATGCTGTTACGTTAGGCAACAGTTCTTTATTTTGTTCTACCCAAAAGCTAACCATACTGCTACGGGTAGTTTGATCTTTGTCGTAACTACCTTTTTCAAAGTCTTCCAAAGGCAATACATCGAACAAGTTAAGAACAGCATCACCCGCTTCAACATTGTCTTTGCGGTGTACTTGCTTCATCAAGTCTTGGAAACTGCTGGACATGATTTCACCGTCCAATACAATGTCCATACTTTTGCTAGAACCTTTTTGTTTAACAACATTACTAATCTGTTCTTTGATGTGCGGAAAGTTAGCCAGCTCTTTACCATTACGACTAAACATGTCCACACGTCCATCGGCGTAGGCAATAGTGATAACACGCACACCGTCAAGTTTAACTTCAATAAGTTTTTTGCCTGCGACTTTTGATTCGTGATTAGCACTGTCGTGAGCCAGTTGGCAACTAAAAACTGGAATTATGTATTGGGGAAATTTCTTCTCTACGACTTTATTTACTGTGTTTTCACTAAAGCCAGCTCGCATGTCTTTGATAAGGATTCGACGATACCAACCATTCCACTGACTCTTAGTGGCTGATTTCATCATAGCGTCAATCATATCCCTCGCTGTATTACCGGTGACGTTGCGAGTAGTAAAGCCAGTAAGAGCGAGAGTAAAACTATCCCAAGGTAGCCCAGGACCATCTTCATCTTTTTTCTCCGGGATTTGTTTAAGTCCAAACGTAATCATTGCGTTGTAAGCTAAATTTAATCCTTCAAAGAATTCACTATTACCTGCTTCAGCTTGCGCCAAAATAATAGCCTCTTTATCCAAACGGCTATTGTGATCTTCTAAAGTTGAAATTACATACTGGCAAGGATCGCTCATTTTTAGACCTTTTTAATTAACTGTTTAAGTGTTAATTATACAGTCTATATATCAGTATGTCAAGTGATTTGTTGTCTTAAATGGTTTACCTGCGTAAGCATATTCTAGTTGGCTCATTATTTTACGCTTCATTTGGATAACTTTTGGATGTGTGTGATCGTACTCAAATGCCTTCATAAAGCGTCCCCAACCGTTTGGACGAACACGTTTTGGCAAAGGGCTGTCTAAATAGTCTTTGATAGCTTTGGTATCAAATCCAAATTTATCAATCATGTCTTGTGCTAGATTAAATGAGTGTGCGCCCATTTCATCACGGTGCCCGTAGTACTCTTGCTCGCGCCGATCTTTGGCATAATAAGCTGTGCTTTCAAATCCAGGAATATCTTTAAAGTTTCTAGCACGATATTGGCGAGTGTGAATAATTTCGTGTAATATAGTATCGGCAAATAAATGACACATACGTTCCCAACGATACAAACTAGTTTTCATAGTATTGGCACTTGTTGGAAATGCTAGCTCTACTTCAATAAATCGTTTATTTCCTGCGCTATCGAGGTAGCTGTGATAAGCACCCCCTATCCAAACTTCGCCTGGTTTAACAGGTTTGTATCTACTGCTGGTTACTTTAACAGGAAGATGGGCTTTAATATGCTTACTTATTGTACTGGTAATTTCGCCTATGGATAGCCGTTTATCAACTATTTCTGATTTTAGCTGATAAAGCATAGAGTACAAGGTACTGCGATCCAATGCGGACCAATTAAAGGCTGAACGGGCCATAGCACACTCCTATCATTAGTATTTATAGTGTACTACGGCTTTTCAAAAAACCCGTGTTTTACGGGCGTTTTTCTATAACTTTGTCAGCCAGTCCGTATTCTACCGCTTCTTTAGCACTCAAAAACGTATCAAATTTCATAGCTTCATATAGCTGTTCATACGTTTTTCCAGCGGTATTATGCTTGACATATAGCTCAGTTAGGCGTTCGTTAATACGCTTAGATTCTTCAAAACTACGTCTTGCGTCTTCAAATTCCAGTTCCTGTACGTGTACTGTGCCGCGGGTTCCTGGAGTTCCTGAACTAACACGATGAATCATAGTCCGGGCTTCGGGCAGTACAAAACGCTTTCCAGCGGCGCCGGCTTGAGCAAGGAATGAACCCATACTACAGGCTTGTCCCATAACGTATGTGGCGACGTCGGGTCTAATAAACTGCATGGTATCGTAAATAGCAAGGCCAGCAGTAACGGAGCCCCCAGGGCTATTAATAAACAAGTTAATGTCTTCATTACCCTGACTCTCTAAAAAGAGCAACTGAGCAACTAGCAAGCTCGATGTATGCTCGTTAACATCCGTGTCCAACATAATTACACGGTCTTTGAGCAGACGACTATAAATGTCATATGCTCTTTCGCCCTTGGGCTCACTTTCAATTACCATTGGTACCAAATTAGGCATATTCTTTTCCTTTAATTTTATCCATTAATTCTCGACGCTCTGCGCTAACATAACGCTGTGCGTGATGTAACATCTGTATAGCATGATCCATGCTTACAAATTTAACTAATTTTTCACCGCTACGTAATTGACGCAATTCTTCTGCGTCCTGTAATGCTACTAGTTCCATGGCTTCGTAATCACGAGCCATTTCCATAAGTTCGATTTCGTTATACATTGCCTATTGTCCCATTTAATTTTCTTGCTAAGACACTGGCATATTTAATTTCTTGTTCTTTGTTTTCAAAATCGCCATTAACGTACAACCTCACATCGTGAGTAAAGTCATCGGTTTCTAGATAAACTCTTTGATCAGTACTGACACCAACTGTCCACAGTTCAGTCTTCATCTTGTTCCTCATTTAGCTGATCTCTAAAAAACTCAAGTTGATTAATCAAATTCTGTACGCCTGGACGGTTCATAGTGAGTGTGGTATACCCCATTGTAAATGCCAAACGATTGTCATCTGTAAGACCAAACGTGTAATATGTTTTGGATTCTTTCTTTGGTGCTGGAGGTTCAACGTAAGGAGTCTTAACTTCTGGAAAGGGAATCACGTTACTATAGTCACGCTTTTTAAACCAATCAAATATCATTCAGTGCCTCTCTACATTCTATCAACAAATCTCTTACTGCAAGATGATTGGCGAGTTCAGGATTAAACAATCCACCCATTGCTAGGTAAGCTGTAATCCTGTCTGAAAGTTCTTTAATTTGTTCATTCATACCTGTTCATCGTAAACACAGGGTCGAAAGAACGGAGTAGATCCCATCATTCTATCAAACTCCAGTCCTGTCAATCTCAGTGAGTCAATAGCACCACGGTGCCGTTCAATCCTCACTGTGCCGTCAA